TGACCAAGTAGAGAGCCCACACCGCAACCGTAGCGGCAGTTTCTCTGTACCTTTCCTCCAGCGTATCGAAGAGAACTTTGGTGACGATGAGCGCTTCGTAGAGGTGCTTCACGTGTGCTGGAAGTCTTTTAAGAAAGTAGGTGTCCTTACGTTTATCGACGAGTTCGGTATGGGACAGGAGATGCTTGTGGATGATACGTACGTTGTCAACAAGGAGGCCGGAGAGACTATCGAGTGGTTCTGGATTAACGAGGTGTGGGAAGGTTACCGTATTGACGGCGACATCTACGTAGGCATGGAGCCTATCGAGGCACAGCGTAACCAGCTGAGCAACATGTCCAAGTGCAAGCTGCCTTACAACGGCCGTGCGTACAGCAACCGCCACGCTGAGAACATCAGTATCGTGAGCATGGGCATGCCTTACCAGATTCTTTACAACGTGTTCCACTACCGTATGGAGCTTACGATTGCTAAGAACAAGGACAAGATTGCACTGATTGAGATGAACACCATCCCTAAGCGTCATGGCTGGGACGAGGAGAAGTTCATGTATTACGCAGACGCTATGGGCTTTGCGTTTATTGATTCTACTGCAGAGGGCAAGAACAACGAGCGTGTGTCATTCAACCAGTACCAAGTATTGGACATGTCACTCGGTCAGTACATTGCTGCACAGATGCAGTTGCTCCAAGCTGTCAAGCAGGAGTGGGAAGAGTTGCTCGGCATTAGCCGCCAGCGTAAAGGTCAGATTACTGCATCCGATGGTGCCGGTACTACTGAGAACGCTATTGCTCAGTCCACTGCTATGACAGAGGAAATCTTCCGTAAGTTCGAGAAGTTTGAGCAGAAGGAGATGCAAGGGCTTTTGGATGTAAGTAAGCACGCGTTCCGTAACGGTAAGAAGATTCAGTACATTGCTGACGACTACCGCAACGCATGGCTTGACATCGAGGGAGCCGAGTACGGTGAGAGTGAGTTTGGATTGTTCGCTAAGAACGCTAGTAAGGAGAACGAGAAGCTGCGCACCATGCGTCAGTTGACTATGTCTCTCGCGCAGAACGGCGCAGGTACTGGTACTATTGCAGAGATTCTTGACGCTGACAACTTCGCACGCATCAAGCAGCTTGCAGCTAAGGCTGAGAAGAAGCAGGATGAGCTAGAGGCACAGCAGGGCAAGATGATGCAGGAGCAGCAGCAGGCACAAGCGCAAGCTGAAGCAGCAAAGCTGGAAGCAGAGCAAGCATTCGAAGCAGAGCAGAACGAGCTCGACCGTCAAGCAAAGAAAGAAGTTGCCATGATTAACGCGGTGTCTAAGGATACCGACCATGACAACGACGGTAAGACAGACTCGTAATAGTTACATAGAGAATAAATCATACGTATTGCTTGTATGTTCAAGTAGTATGTACTAACTTCACAGAACAATGGCAGAGAATAAAGGTCTGGGCATCGACAACTTAGGTTCCGTTGATTGGCTGAATGATAACAGCGCTCCTACACCCCAAGCGGAGGAGACCCAAACAGAGCAAGCTACTGAGGCCACCGAGCCAGTAGCTGAGACAGCAGAAGTAGAGGCGGTTGAACCGACTACCGAAGCCCCCACAGAAGAAACCAACGATGCTCCCGAGGCAGAAGTCGAAGAGACTGTCGAGGAAGTAGTTGACGAACCAGCTGCACCCGTAGCTGATACCCAGTCTGATGAGGCTGGTATGTTCGCAACACTGGGCGCTAAGCTCGGTTACGAAATCGAAGGTGACTTTAGTGAGGACTACGACGGTCTTGCCAACTACACTAACGCTGTAGGACAACAGATTGCTAACGAGCAACTGGAGAAGATTTTCGCAGCAATGCCTGACGTGCAGGAGTACTTTAATTACCGCGCCAACAATGGTGACCCAATTAAGTATTTCGAAGCACAGAGAGCTGAGCTCGATTACACCAACCTCAACATCGACGATAACGTTGCTGTTCAGAAGCGTGTTGTAATTGATGCTCTCTCACAGCAGGGTTTTGCAGACGAAGACGTGACACGCATGGTAGAGTCTTATGAGGACGCCGGTATTCTGAAGGACAACGCAAGTATTTACTTGAGCCAACTTCAGCGTAACCAGTCTACTCAGAAGGAGCGTCTCCTCGCCCAACAGCAGGAGCAGGCCGCACAACAACGTCAGGAAGCTGAGTCTTACTGGAACAGCGTGCAGCAGACTATCAATGCAGGTAACTTGAAAGGAATGTCAATTCCCACGCGTCAGCGCGGTAAGTTCTATGAGTGGATGACTAATCCAGTTGCAGACAACGGTGCTACACAGCGTGATATTGACCGTCAAAATATTGACCAAGAGACTGCCCTTGCAGTAGAGTATCTTCTCTATCAAGGGTTTGACCTGAAGAAGCTGGCGACGAACGCGGCGTCAACTCAGAAGGTGTCTTCTCTGAAGTCTAAACTCACTGCTTCCCCGAGTGCGGGCAGCCGTATGAAGTCCCGCACTAAGTCGGGCACGACTAAGGCTAACACGATTCCTTCCTTGAAGGACTTGCTGTAAGCCGCTTTTAAACTTTCACCATAACTATGGCTGATAACCTGAAGAAGTTGCGTTTGTATGAGGATACCTTCAATTCAGAAGGTATGACCGACGAGAACTCGTTGGCAAATGCTCTGCTCACGCAACCCGACGTATTGTCCCCAGTGATTACTCACTTGAGCGGACGTGAAGACAAGCGTTTCCCACTCTCTTTCTTGACCGAAGGATTGGGTAACGTTAAGTACATCAACGACATCGAGTATGATTACCCCGTGATGGGCCGTATCAACAAGAGTGTTGCTGCTGTTGCTAACACCGACATTAATGTTGCTGGTGGTACCGTTACTTTCGCTGAGCGTTGGTTCAACAAGAACTACGTGATTGAATTCGGTGACACGAACAACACGCAGTTGCGTATCACTGGTGACCCTACTCCCGGAAACGGTGGGTTTGTTTACCCAGTGCAGCTCGTGACTTCTGACAGCACTTCTACTGTGAGCTCTTCTGACCTCGCTGGAATCCTCGCTGTTCAGTTGTTCGCTGCTAACGCATTCTCTGGTTCACGTGGAACTGAGAGCAACTGGGTCGCTCCATCCAAGATGCGCAACCAGATTAGCTTGCTGCGTAAGTCTTACCGCTACGAAGGCAACATGCCTGACCGCGTTGTGAACTTTGAGTTCAACGTAGGCGGCCGTTCAACCAACCTCTGGTACGATTTCGAAGAGTACCAGCACATGTTGCGTTGGAAGGAGGAGTGCGAGCTCGCTATGTGGTACTCTAAGTACAACCGCGACTCTAACGGTGTTATCCACCAGACTGACGAGAACGGAAAGCCTGTGCCACTCGGTTCTGGTGTTCTCGAGCAGATTCCTAACGTTGACACTTACAGCCAGTTGACTGCTGCTAAGTTGAAGTCTGTTGTGCGTGACGCTCTCTATGGAGCTTCTGACGCTGCTCAGATGAACATCGTTCTCTTCACCGGTCTCGGTGGTATGGAGGAGTTTGACAACGCTATGAAGGAAGAAGTGTCTACTGGTGCTTACATCAAGAACACTGACCCTGCTAGCTTCATCTCTGGAAGCGGTCGTAACCTGAGCCTCGGTGGATTCTTCACCCAGTACCAGCACATCGACGGACACAGCATCACTGTGCGCCACTTGCCTTTGTTTGACCACGGTGCTCGTGCCTTGGCTTCAGAGCGTCACCCTGTGACTGGTCTCCCAATGGAGTCTTACCGCATGGTGTTCCTCGACATGTCTGTCTATGACGGAGAGAACAACGTTGCAATGGTGACGCGTAAGGGCCGTGAGCTCATGCGTTGGGCTGTTGCCGGTGCTTCTGTGCCTCCCGGATTCGGTGGTAACGCTTTGCGCGCTACTGACGTTGACGGAGCAGCTGTCCACTTCCTGAAGGAAAGCGGTATCAGCATTCGTCGGGCTACTAACTGCCTGCACCTCGAGTGCGTTGCTAGCTAATAGGTAGCACATACGTTATAGGAAAGGGGAGCTTCGTTTGGAGTTCCCCTTTTTCTTTGTATATTAGTATCATAGAACGGCTAGCAACAACGCTGGCCCTGTACAGAATAATCTAGATATGCAGAAGACTGTGTTTATTTACCGTCGTCCAAACACGACGAACCTTCCTGACGACATTTACGTAGACGCTAAGCGACGCCTTGGCTCCGTATTCCTCAAGGGAGGAGACATCCTTAAGGGATTGACTATTGCCGAACAGAAGAAGTGGATGCCCGAGTTGCTCGGTATCTCCCACACTGAGGCAGGCTGGGCTAAAGAAGTCCGCAAGTATTTCGCTAACCTTACTGTTGACGTGCCCGCTTCAGGCGTGACACTTAACATTGCGTTAGACGAGGAGGGTAACCCTGTTAATGTAGGCGACTACGTAAAGTTCCGCTTTGCACAGGCACACCCACACGTGAGTGACGACCCTAGCGGTAACAAAGGGCGTTACTTTATCTCTGACCCACAAAAGGAAGAAGCTGAGAAAGTATCTGACACGCGTGTGCGTAAGGACGCTTATAAGCAGCTTATCCTCCTTAGTGATGACGCTGAGAAGAGTGTAACAATTCTCAAAGCTTTTGGTAAGCGTACAGCCGACCTTTCTTCACAGCAGGTTGAGCTTGAGCTCGAGGCTTTGCTTGAGCAGGACCACAAGGAGTTTATCCGTGTGTGTACTGACAAGAACGTTGAGACGGTAGCATTTATCTGGGATTGTATCGAAGCCGGCGTGTTGCGGAAAGCTGGTAATACATTCCTGTTTGGTGATGAGGCCATTGGAGACGATATGGATGGAGCTATCCGGTTCTTGAACTTGAAGAAAAACAGCTCTATGCTGCTAGATATCAAGGCAAAGCTTAAGGCATTTAGCTAATAAGTTTCATATAATCAACGTTGAAAGGGGGGGAGCTATTGCAGTTCTCCCCCTTTTCGCGTAGATTGCCCCTTTAAACGAACCAACCATGAGACAAAAAATCAGTAACAAGGTCTTCCATAACGGCAAGGCCATCTATTTCGATGACCCGCAGGAGGCTGCTTTGCTTCGAGAGCTCATTGAGACAGCCGCTATAGTAGCGGGCAATGGTGTAGCCGGTGGAGAAGTAGACCAAGTCCTCATTAGTGACGGAAGTAATTTCGTACCTCAAGACATGGACTATGTTATTGATAAGGCTCTTGCAAACGTTCAAGGGTACTACGGACTGTTGAGCGACTTCTACTTCTCTGGCACCGGTACCGATGTTGAAATAGACATTACAGAGGTGGGTGTATGGCAAGACGTAGTCATGACTGTAGACCCGTCCGGCGTTTCGGACCAACGTGTACTTTCTATGAAAGAGGCGAACCTCTCTGCAGGCCACGAAGGTGACGGCTCTGACGGTGACCCTATTATCTTTTTGCTTGAAGGGCTAGAAGAAGCTTCCTTTTGCTCACTGCGAACTTCTTTAAATTTTACGCCAGATGAAGACGGCGGACGACTGGACTCTAGATTGTATGTAGAGCGGCACTCAGGCGCAGGCCCTGATTTTACAATTGACGCGGCTGGACTTGCAATGGAGTCAGGTGCGGATGAGTCTTACCCTCACCTTGTATCTGTAGACTTCTTTGTAGGAGATACAATTGACACTAACGGTCCTAACGATGCGGGCAAGATTAGGTTTCAGATTAAGGCGGACGTTACGGGAACAGTAACGATGAAGGAAATGGCATTGTTTATTAACAAGTAACACGCACTAACATGGCTAATAAAGTAAAAATATTCTCTACCCTAAAGCTGGGTAAAGTGTTCTTTGAGGGCGCACGAGTCCGCAACAAAGACATTGGAACGCTAGCGGTGGAGGCACACCCTACGCTTTCTAACCGGATTCGCATTTCATCTTTAACGCAGTTCAAGAGAGGCAGCACTACAGACTATCGAGTATTCTTTAGTAAGCTGAACATCGACCGTATTCAAAACAAAGCCGGTGAAGACCTAGTTGACGACCTAGGCATGGACCGCGATGCTGTAATAGCGTACGTCCTTACGCAGATTACCAAGCCTATTGTAACAGAGTACTTTGAGTACAACCCCGATACTGATAGACTAGAGGCTAACAAGAACATCGAGGTTAAGAAGCACGGCTTCTTTATTGGCGGTAAGTATAAAATGGCTTCGGGTAACAGTAACCTGTACTACGAGGACTTGGCAACCGGCGGTAACTCTTATCCTGTAATGGGTGAGGTGCATGACCAATCTCTTGCAGAGAATCAAGCTGCAGGCGCAGGAACGTCTACCCCTAAGATGCGGGTGTTCGGGGACTATCAGGTAATCCCTTTGGGCGGTTCACCTGTAGAGGACACAGCTATTGACTATGACGGAGATAACTACTTCCCCTTTAACATTAGCGGTGTAGGTATCACAGTTAAGATAGGCGAGGCTGTACTAGCCACTCAGCAGCTTAAGTATGAGATTGTAGTAGACGGTATATCTGTTTACATTCAATACCTAGAGAAGCAGGCGCTGGCAATTAACCAAGACCTTACTTGGTACTTTGACCACCCGTTGGACATTGAAGCAGGCACTACGCTTAGGGCTACTATCTACAAGGTGTCTACTGTAGACAACCAAGAGAACATTGACGGCATTCTTCAAGTATGCGAAGGCTCTGACACTCCTGTTAGATATGCTACAAGCGTTCTAAACCGGTTCTTTGAAGATAAAGACTTGGAGTTGATTTCTCCGTACACAAAGTACCAAGCAGCAGACTTTAGTTTGGACTCTACGGGTTCTCACATTGTTATGAAGAACCTCTCACTAACACAAGGTGAGCAAGTTCTGACTAACTACTCGATTAACGGCATTGAGGCTGTCGCCAACGGCACAACTATTCAGGTCAAGGTAAAGGACGGTGCTAAGATTATTATTGAATCTATGCCTGTTTCCGGGGCTAGTATTGATGGGTTTGCAGTAAACGCTGTGCTTAACCAAGCCGTTGTTCAGTTAAACAGTCTATTTACAAACGTTGACGGCTTTGCTTCAGGCGGTGGAAACCCCGTGACTGGCTTTGCTTTAAACGGAGACGACCTAACTCTTACGTTGGAAGATTCAACTTCTTTTACTGTAGATGTAACAACTCTAGGTGTTGATGAAAACAACTTTGTTGCTAGTGGTGCGTTAGTAGGTTCAAACCTTGTTCTAACAATGACAGATGCCTCTACGGTAACTATCGACGCTAGTAACATGATTAACGGTAGCACCTTGCCAGCCCAAACTGCTGGGTGGTACTTTATGTCCGACGACAGCCTAGTAACATCTAATAAGATTAATAACAGCATTAGAAACAGCCAGCCCTTCTACAACGGCACTTTGCTAGATAAAGGCACTGAGTTCTTGTTCAACAATGAGGATGACTATGGATTTGCCTTTGGTGTGTATGACCCACTGGGGCAGGTTCCTGCAAATGGTACTGAGGCACAGGACGGCACGAACTGGATTACAATGTTCAGGTTCAACAATATCAGCGGTACAAAGACTTGGAGTGCTGCAGATTCACAATCAATCGATTTGATTAGTGACCACACTATGGCTGATTCTTCAGGTCCAATGTTGCTTAGATACACTTCTGACAACTACCTGCAGTTAATTGAGTTGGCACCAAACGGTGATGAGACTTTAATTGCTACGTCTACTGCGCAGCAAGTAGGAGACAGCTTGTCTATTTCTTGGGCAGGTTGGTCGTCAGGTTCTGTGTTCCCTACCTTTATTAAGAGGTCTGAGAACTGGACTATTGTACACGACTTTGACAGCAGTGAGGAGGGTGTCTACAACGGCATCGAAGACCACACCGTCATCAGGTCTAACATCTCCCTGTCTCAAGGTGAGAAGTACATGATTAACCTTACTGCAGATGGCAGGTCTAACTACTTCGGTACAGACTACACAGGTGCTTCTACAGGTAGCACAACTGCTGAAACCTCTCTAACTGACAGGTTTACTTATGGCACCAGTGAACAACTGCTTTCGGGTTCTGACTGGACGATGAATACCAGTGCGGTTCACTATGACCCGAACTTAGGTGCAGGGGCTTGGAGGGCTAATGGAAGTGGTAACAACGTAGGTATGGTGTCTTTGAGATACCAGACTAACAATGTACTAGAACTCTGGTCTGAGGAAGAGGGTGAGTTGATTATGACTTGTAACCAAACTGCTGACGGTAACCCAATACACTTGTATTACGGGGTTAGGGAGAACACTCTCCACTCGCACCTTCCGACGGTGTCTAAGCAGACTATTGGACAGGGTATTCAGCCTATCACTACGTACGCACCTAATGTACCAGACCAAGTCTTCTACATTGAGGAAAACGGTACGTTGAACGCACAGCTTATTGTACTTGACTACATTGTTAATCAGTGGGTTGAAATTGATGCGCCTAGTTGGATTACTATGAACCAGACGACAGGTGTACTGAGTGGTACTGCACCTAGCTGGACTAACACTGCTGCAGATGCTATTGTAGTTAACTGTAAGGCAGCTAACGCTGTTGGAGGTACTACCAACTTTACTGCAACTGTAAACGTCTACCAGACTACTTACACTAACAGCCAGTCTGTAAGGTTTGACGCTGGTCAAAACAGCTACTTTAGTGGTAACTCTTCTAACGTAAGCGTGCTACAAAGAACGGGTAACCCATCTATTGGAAGCACTTCAGATGCTTGGACTATTGCTATGTGGGTTAAGCGCGGAGACAATACAGGTAACCCTTACTTTGCGTTTGGTTCTTCTAATAACACTGACGGGTACGTAGAACTTAGAGAGACAGCTGATGATAGGCTAAGGGTTCGGTACGGCACTTCAAGTAATTACTTGCAGAACAGCACAGCTAACAGCACTCTGACTAACGGCTGGAACCACATTGTATGTGTCTATACAGGTGGACCAACTGGAAGCTATGAGTTTGCTAACCTTAAGCTGTACATCAACGGTTCCTTGCAGACTGTGTCTAACAGTTCTGGCAGCAGCAGTGGCTTTAGCGGAAACATCGGCACAGGCTTTATGTACGTTGGCAGGTTCTCTAACACATACCTAGACAACGGTATGGTAGACCAGCTGGCAATCTGGGGTTCTGATAAGTCTGCCGATGTAAGTACTTTGTACAACAGCGGCGCAGCGCAAGACCTAGGATGGACTTCGCCAGACCACTACTATGAGTTTGGTGACAGCGTTACGACTGCGACTGACCTTGAAGGCAGTGTTAACCTTACAGGATTTAACCTCAATGTTAACGACTTGATTACTGACACGCCTTAATTGAGTAGGGGAGGCTTTGAGGTCTCCCCTATATTCACTATATTGTAGACATGGCAAAGAAACCAGGACTGTGGGCCAATATCCACGCAAAACGCAAGCGCATTAAGAACGGCTCTGGAGAGAGCATGCGCAAGCCCGGAACAAAAGGGGCTCCAACAGCTAAGGCTCTCAAAAGGTCTAAGTCTAAAAAGAAGAAGAAATGACCGTACAGGAAATGCACTACGCACTTGAGCAGGGACTCCAACGGGTTGCTGCTAACGCGTATGATTACCTTCTTGACGAAGAGAAGGACTACTGGCTTAACCGAGCGCAAGACCGGTTTATTAAAGACCGAGCATTTATCACGGGGGATGTCAAGCGTATTGGCTTCGAAGGTAACCAGAAACGCCTTGACGACATCCGCACACTTGTGTCTCAGAACTACGTAGACACGTTCGACATGACGACTGCAGCGGAGTGGCGCCAAATTGACTTACCCGCAGACTACCTGTATCTTGTCAACATTCGTGCAGACATTCGCTACAGCCACTGTGGTGACGTCAGCGTATCTTCACCCCAGCAGCAAGTGCCTGTAAGAGTGGTAGATAACGCCGAGGTTTACTTCATGCAGCAGAATCCATTCGCTAAATCTCAGCTTAATTCACCCCTTTGTACTATCGCTGAGGAGGACATTCAGGTGTACCAAGATGCCGAAAGTTTCATATTAGAAGGCATAACTGCAGACTACATTAGGATTCCTGAATCTATTGACTTAACTTTCGGTCAAGATTGTGAGTTAGCCCAGCACACCCATCAGGAGGTCGTCGATATTGCGGTCAAGAATATCCTTGAAGCGATTGAGTCTCCGCGATATCAGACATCAAGTGCTGAGCAACTAACATCCGAATAAACATTACATTCTTATGGCTAATACCAAAGACACCCTTATTATCGTTCCCGGATTGGGAAAAATGGACGAGTGCAAGAACGCTGCCGGCCGCACGCTCGGAGCTGACGCTACTTACGGACTCGACAACGCTAGTCCTACCGACGCTGCTACGTTTGCTGCTGCTGAGGGTTACACGCTCGAGGCTTACGCCGCTGCTACTCCCGGTCAGTCTACTATCGACACTACTGGCATCACTGCTGGTGAGGAGATGTTCGTGACTTTGATTGACGTGACTGCTGGTCGCCGTCAGTTCCCACGGAAGACTTTCCGCGCTGCTACTGCTGCTGCTTTGTCTGCTTTGATTGACGACGCTGAGTTGGAAGTTGGAGACGGTAAGGCTTACACCTCTACTGAGGCTGCTGGTGTTATCACTGTCATCGCTCCTGCTGACGTTATCTGCAAGTTTGCTGCTAACGAGGACGCTGTGATTGCTGAGACTGTTCCTACAGTTTTGACTGTTGGTTTGACTAACGCTAAGGCTGTTGAGCTCGTCGGTAACAAGATTACCAAGGCTGGACGGACTAACCGTGTTGGTTTCCCAGTTATCGAGCCTAGCGTATTCCAAGACTTGGGACTTAGCTCAACTGCTAACTACGATATGCTGACTAAGCAGATTATCGGAGACGTTAAGTTTGACAAGAACGTTGGTGCTTCTTACCAAGACGTTGAGAACGTGACCATCCTCATGCTTGACGGTGCTTCATTGACTGCTAGCTAATACTAGCTAACTACAACTTTGGAAGGGGAGGTTGCTACAATGGCTTCCTCCCCTTTCTTTTTAATTAAAAATTATGGCAGAAGCTAGAATGTACGTTACAAGCACGACCCGCTTGTACGTCCAGAAATACTTTACTGACGTTGCAGACGTTACTGAAGCAGACGACCGGTTTGAAGTGTCAACTCCCGGCGGTCAATACATTGTTGTTGATGAAGAAGGCGCTGACACAGCTCTGTGGAATGCAGCAGGTGTAACTTTCTACACTGCAGATAGCGGAGAGTTCTTTGACCTCCGGCCCTCTGAGCTTGCAACTGCGTTCCCTGACGACGCTAACAGCTCTTTGTTTGAGTCTGTTTTCAGCTCTACTAATATTGCAGGCTCTGCTGTAGCCTTTGGCGAGGGAGCTTACGGCTTTGAGTACAACAACTCAGACTTCCGTGTACAGCTGCACGTCCCTACTATTACTGACGCTATTGAAGCTGCAGCTCAGGACGTTATTAACTGTCAGTGCAACTGCGAGGTTAACTCTGCAAAGGCACAAAGGTACATTAAGATGCGTGCTTACTTTGACCTCATCTTGCATAAGGCACAGTACGCCGTTGGATTCTCCGAGACCGCCACTATTAATTCTATGATTACTACCCTGACTAACTTTATCGGAGGTACTGATGAACTCTGCGGAACATGCTAAAAAGTAACTTAACTACAAGCACTGCATATAAAGCTACTGAAGATAACTTTGTAAATGCTGCTACTGCAGTCGTAACGCTCGACCTACCCGAAGATAAGTTTATGCTACAGCTTTCTGCAGCTGCGGTTTACAAGTACGGAGTCACGGTCTTAAGCCCTACAAACTTCGACAGGTTTAACCTACTACTCGACTAACACAAACCCCCAGTTACCATTTGCGTAGCTGGGGGATTTGTCCTATATTTAAGCACCTCCTAGGCTACACAGGTACGGAGGTTAATCATTATCTTATGTCAGCAGCAAGATACAATATCGCAGCCGAAGAGTACTCTGCACTGTCCCTGTCTATTACATACAAGGACTCTAGTGACGTACCCGTAGACATCTCTGGCCTAACGCTGGCCATGTCCGTGTACGACAACGACGCATCTACAGACGAGGCTACAGCCATTACACCTACGTTCGATACTGACGGAACTGACGGTGTATTTAATATCGCAATACCTTGGACACAGTTACAAGGACTTAACTATCGGCAGGGCCGTTATACCGTTACCTTAGGTGATACCGTGATTCTTTACGGTAAATTGCAAATCAAGCAGCTAAGGTACTAATGGCAACAGTCTCTAGCTCACACACTCCAGATACCCCCTCTCTGCACATTACGCAAGAGCAGGGGGCATCTCACGTTGTAGAGATTAGTAACAACGGGACTGACTATATCCTTGAGGTTAATCAAAACATCTCCGCTAACAACATCGTAGTAAACGGTGACGGAGCTAGTGATTACCAGCTTGTTGTAACGCAAAGCGTTGACGACTTTAACGTTGTTATCGGGGGCGGTATCCCTGACTACTTTGAGATTAGCAACCTACCTACGTTAGGAACTGCCTCTGCACAGAATGTCGAGTACTTCGCTACAGCTGTGCACACGCATGCTATCTCTGAGGTTACTGGCCTACAAGCTGCACTAGATGCGGCCGCACTTAGCGGTGACGATAACGTGCAGTCTGATTGGCAGGAAACTAACAGCGCGGCTGACTCCTTTATCTTAAACAAGCCTGCTCTTTTTGACGGGCAGTATGGCAACCTAACTGGACTGCCTACCCTGTTTGACGGTAACTACAACAGCCTCAGTAACTTACCTACTCTCTTTGACGGGGATTACAATTCCTTGACAAACACGCCTACGCTATTTGATGGAGATTACAACTCTCTGACAAACTTGCCATCCTTGTTTGATGGTACATACGCGTCACTCACAGGTAAGCCAACTTTGTTTGACGGAGACTATAACTCTCTTACTAACTTACCAACTCTATTTGACGGAGCATACTCTAGCCTGTCAGGGTTGCCTACATTGTTTAGCGAAAGCTACAACGACCTTACAGATTTGCCTACGCTGTTTGACGGGGCATACTCTTCGTTAAGCGGGCTTCCTACGTTATTCGACGGAGCTTACAGCAGTCTTACCGGTACGCCTACATTGTTTAGTGGAGCATACGCCGACTTGACAGGTAAGCCTACTTTAGGTACAGCAGCTGCTACAGCCAGTACGGATTACGCTACAGCAGCACAAGGACTCCTTGCAGACAGTGCTGTACAGCCAGCTGACATTGCTGACCTTGCTACAGAGACGTACGTAGACGATGCGGTTTCTGCTCTTGTTGATTCTGCGCCCGGTGCGTTAGATACGTTGAATGAGCTGGCAGCCGCTATCGGCGATGACGCTAACTTTAGTACAACGGTTACCAACCAGATTGCAGCTATCGACGAGTTCCCCGGATTCGGCACTACTGCTGGTACTGCGCTTGAAGGTGATACTGTTCTCTTTGACGGTGCGTATGCGTCGTTGACTGGGCTGCCAACCTTGTTCGATGGTGCATACTCTAGCTTGACAGGTACCCCTACTATCCCAACTAACAACAACCAGTTGACTAACGGTGCGGGATTCATCACCGACTACACGGTCACTGAGTCAGATGTTACTGACCACGAGGCTGCACTTAGTGTTGCATACTCACAGCTGACCTCTGTACCAACAACATTCGCACCATCGGCACATACGCACACAGCATCTGAAATTACAGACTTCGATACTGAAGTAAGTAACAACACCAGCGTCGCAGCTAATACATCAAAGGTCACATTCCCGGGCTTTGGAACAACAGCAGGTACTGCGCTAGAAGGCGATACTGCATTGTTCTCTGGCGCGTATGCAGACCTTACTGGAAAGCCAACGCTGTTCGATGGTGACTACACGTCGCTTACCAACCTGCCTACGCTTTTTGATGGCGACTATAACAGCTTGACAAACCTACCCACATTGTTTGATGGCGCGTATGGTAGCTTGAGTGGTGCACCTACTCTCGGTACTGCTGCTGCAGCTGCTACTACAGACTTCGCTGCTGCTTCACATACACACGTCATTGCTGACATCACAGGTTTACAGACTGCCCTTGATGGTGCAGGCGAGGACAACGTTCAGGCAGACTGGAGTGAAACTGATGCAGCTGACGACTCGTTTATTCTTAATAAGCCTACTGTCCCTAGCAGTATTGACGACCTGTCTGACGTAGACACTACTACAAGTACTGCGTCTACAGGCGACGTTCTTAGGTGGAGCGGTACTCAGTGGGCTCCTGACGCTCCTTCTGCTGGTGGTACTCAAGCTGACTGGGACGAGACTGACGCAGCAGACCCTGCATTCATCTTAAACAAGCCTACCGCTGTTGCGGACCTGACTAGCAACTACGTCAAGGTTAGCTTGCCGGCCTCTCACCTTACAGGCGGTGCTAGTGTAATTGACTTTGATGCCAACAACGCTACTCGCACACAAGTCACTGGCTTTACCTCTGATGAGACAGTGGGCAGTGACATCACCTTTGGCAGTGATTCGTTTACCGTGGGTTCAGATGGCTTGTACAACGTGAACGCATCTGCAGAGTTGCAGACTCTTGTGGGCCAGCGTCCTGTTATCGCAGTGACCTTCTCTGTCAACGGCACTCAGGTTGATGGAATGGACTCCGCATATCTCCGTCAGAGTAATGTTGCTGACGAGGCTGCCTTGAGTGTTAACCGGATTCTCAACCTGACCGCAGGGGATGTGGTGACTGTGTTTACTGAGAACATGGGTGTCACTACCAGTAACATCGTTACCGCTAACATGTTCATGTGGGAGATTGCTTCTCAGAACATGACTGTCATCGGCATTGACGGCACTATCGGAGACGACAACGTACAGAGTGACTGGAATGAGACTGATACAGGTGCTGATTCGTTTATCCTGAATAAGCCTACAATTCCTACTGCATTTAGTGGAGTCTATAATGATTTGACTGGCAAGCCTACACTAGTTACTTCTGCCGATGGCTTAAGTGATGTAGACACAACTACCTCAGCACCTAGTGTAGGGGACGTACTTGAGTGGGACGGTAGTAATTGGGTACCTGCTGCACCATCAGGAGGTGGAAGTACTACAACTCGTCAGTTTAGTAACGATGCCAAAAGCAGCATGTCAGCAGGCGAGGCTAATACTAACGTCTTATGGCCGGGACAGATTCAAAACGGTAAAGGTGATGCCGACTCAGATATTTCTACTAATCCTTTGGTTGGCTCCGCTGCTTCATACGGTTACAGTAAAAACCTAGGGCACAGGCCCGGTGCCGGCACTTGGGACATAGAGCTGTACGTTAACTTTAGTGTTGGCGCTAACAACTCTTGTACTACTTCTAGGTCTGAGTGGGTTGGAGAGGACATAGACATTATGTTCACAAAGCACACAAGCGGTTCTTCAGTTTCAACTCTTAGCAGCAGCGAGGTTATTACCGTAGGGACTAATACTAACTATGCTAACGAAGGCACGGTGTCGTTAACCGGAGTTGTATTAACATCAAGCGACTACATATTGGTAACTTTGAAGCCGAACTTCTCTAACGCTAGCACTGGCTATTGTTTCTGGTCTTACGACATAGATTGCACTAAAACAGCATGACGCAAATAGTAAACAATATCACTAAGTACGTGCTCGAGATTGTTGAGGGCGGAAGCGTGCAGACTATCTCTTCTATCTCTATGATAGATTTGCTAGACGTGCAGGGTCTTGCGACTACCGGTCAGGTCTTGCAATACGATGGCACGAACTGGATACCTTATACGTTACCTACTGCGCCAGCTCCTGTTGCAGGGTTTACGCCTCCCGCTGCTACTGACAAGCAGTTTATGCGGTACGACGAAGCTCTTGGCGAGTGGGAAGCTTTTACTCTTACAACAGAGTACGTCTTGCCTGAGGCTATAGAAGGAGCCTTCTTGCAATTTGACGGCACGCAGTGGGTAGTTGTAGAGCTAGACCTTACTGGCGGAGGCGGCGAAGGAAGTACCGTGCTAGAAGAAGACCTAACGTCTACTGAAAACGTAGGCGGCATTGATTCAGGCGATACGCTTGTAGCCGGAACGACTCTTGAAGATGTGTTCCGTACAATGCTAATTACATATCAAGAGCCGGTTATGACTCTATCTAGCTGGACTACAGGAACTTATGAGCATGGCGCCACTTACCCGTCAGATACGAATTTTAGTCTTTCGTTTACAAACGACAGCAATATCGACGCAGGAGTTAATGGGTCGTGGCTTGTGGCTGATAGCTTTATTGCTAACTCTAATGGCACTTCGCTTCCGGAGGATGGCACGACTACTATACCAGCCTATACTGGAACTCTGCTCGTTGACAACGTCAATGCTGGTGCTGGCCTTGCATCACGAAGCAGCGCAGCATCGCTTACAGTCTCAGGTTTTCAGAATACAAACGGAGGTACGATTGGGTCAAAGACTAGAAGCTCAACCGTGCAGTTCCGTTACTGGGTCTTGGACAGCGCTACTACGATAGGTCAAAACCCCAGCAACGCTTCTGTACAGTCTATGCTAAGCGGAGCGGACCCATCACTGGACGGCTCTGGTGCAGGTGTTATAGAGTCTGGCCTTAACAGCAGCGTAAGTAACCTCGGCCTTACTACATCAGGGAGTTACGACTTCGTGTACTGGCTATTGCCACAAGCATTTACAGTAAACAGCATTACACAGAACACCTCTATTAACCTCTACGCAGGTGACACGGCAGACCAGACTACGGCTGTCATTTACTTAGGAGAGGTAGACATCGACAACCAATACGGGCAGACTGTTAAGATGCAGCTGCTTCGTTCTAAGGTATCTAATGCTTTCGCCCCCGGAAGCGTAATTGCATTCTCGTAATGGCTATTAAGTTTCCAGATAGTATAACGCAGAACAATAGCAATTACATCACTGTATCCGCTATTGACGGAGACGTTCAGGGTATTTACTTTGTAGACACAGTAGCAGAAAGAGATGCCATTGGTAATGCGGACATTGCTCTTGATAACCACCGCGCTTTAGGGACTGTTGTTTTTGTAGGAACAGTTGGCTATATTTACGAAGGGACTAACTTAACAGACGTAGAGTGGTCAGATACTGCGAATTGGATTACGTTTGGTAGTTCTGGTGGTACGTTTGCCGCGCTGTCTGATACAGATACTTCTAACTTAAGCGCAGGAGATACTGTCGTGTTTGACGGTACAAATCTTGTTAGTAAGGATGACAGGCTTGAGACTACAGTAACGACTGACGCTCAGACAAACTTAGACACATTTGAAGTTGCGGACTACCAGTCTGCAATTTACAGCTATAGCTTGAAAGGCACTGAAAGCAGGGCAGGTCAAGTTATGGTAGATTACGACGGAGTCTCTGCAGTAGAGATTACAGACATCTCGACAAATCCAATCGGGACAGATTCTAATCCACCTTCGTTTACAGCGGCGGTATCTGGTACGGAGTTGATTCTGCGTGTGGTAAATGGTAATGGCTATATCTTCAAAGCGCAGGCCACGCGCATTTGAGTTCAAACATAAAATAGATTTATTATGGCAAACGAAACAATTCTACGCAATGGCCTGATTTCAAAGGCGGCCTCTGAGGTAGAAGCAACTCTGGGAGTACAGGGGCTGCAAATGCTTAACAGTTCTAATGCTGTCCAGTACACGTTCCCTACTACGGACGGTACCAACGGATACGCGCTAGTTACCAACGGCTCTGGAACACTTGCATTTGCTGCTCCGCCCGACCTCTCCTCTTACCTTGAAAACATTACTGCCGAGTCTATCCATGACTTGAACGATGTTGAAAGCGCTTCCGGTATTGTTACCGGTGACGTTTTGCAATGGAGCGGTTCTATCTGGGAGCATGTTGCTGCTACTTCTATTGGTACTACTACCTTGGAAGGCTTGACAGATACTACAGCTGACGTTAGTAGTGGTGCGGCTACCGGTGATTTCCTTAAGTGGGACGGCACTGACTGGGACCACCATACCTTGGGTACTGGCGACATTACGTCAGATATGGTCACTAACCACGAGGGTGACATTGAGATTACAGTTTCTCAGGTTACTGACTTTGACCCGTCTGACTACGTTACTACAACCGACGGTAATACTAACTACGTACTCGTTTCTGCAGTTGGTGCAGCTAACGGTGTTGCATCTCTTGACTCTTCTGGACTCGTTCCTTCTACACAGCTTCCTAGCTACGTAGACGATGTCATTGAGTTTGACCAGCCTCTTACTACTGGCGGCTCTCCTGTTGTAGGT